TGCTGGCAGCAGTTATTAACGGTTTGTTTACGGTGTTTATTGAAAAAGAAAGTGCGAGTGATGATGTACCATTCGGGGAGAGTATCCCGGAAGAGATGCAGGTAGACCAAGAGGATGAAAACAGTATTGAACTTGCACCGGGGGCAGTAATTGACCTTGGAGAGGGAGAAAAAGCCAATATGGTAAATCCGGGCAGACCAAACCAGAATTTTGACCCTTTTGTAATCGCAGTATTGAAACAGATAGGGGCAGCGTTGGAAATTCCTTACGAAATACTAATTATGGCATTTTCAAGCAATTATTCCGCATCAAGGGCAGCAATCCTTGAGTTTTTCAAAGTTGTAAAAATGTACCGTGCATGGTTTGTTGCTGATTTTTGCCAACCAATCTATGAGGAGTGGTTAAGCGAAGCGGTAGCGAAAGGAAGAATCAAGGCACCCGGATTTTTCACAGACCCGATTATAAAAGATGCCTATTGTTCGGCAGAATGGACGGGACCGAGTGCCGGACAGCTTGACCCGACAAAAGAGGTTGAAGCAGCAGAAAAGAGGGTACAGGGCGGATACTCAACCCGAGAAAGAGAAGCAAGGGAACTTACAGGCACGGACTTTTACAAAAATATCAAACAGCGAAAGCGTGAAGAGGAATTATTAAAGGAGGTAACAGGAGGTGCAAAGACAGATACACAAACCGTTGAGAATATTAACGGACGTGAGGAATCAGACAGAGAAAACAACCCCGACAATGACGGAGGGCAGACAGAGGAAGAAACCGAGGAATAAGAACGAAGTACATAGATTTTGGAACTTTGTGCCGGACGAAGAGGGTAACACGGCAGAAATGTTATTGTATGGCGAAATCTCCGAGTATTCGTGGTACGGGGATGAAATCACACCGGGAGTATTCAACCAAGAACTAAAAGACTTGGGACCGGTTGATGAAATAACCGTGCGTATCAATTCGGGCGGAGGGGATGTATTTGCAGCAGTAGCGATATACACACGGTTAAAAGAACACAAAGCAAAAATATCAGTAAAAATTGACGGTTGGTGTGCAAGTGCAGCAACCATTATTGCTATGGCAGGCGATACGATAGAAATATCTGTAGGTGGTGTATTTATGATACACGACCCATTAGCCGGATTGATTGGATATTACAATACAACAGACTTGGAAAATATCGTTAAGGAATTAGAAACAATCAAGCAATCTATCGTTAATTGCTACATGACTGTTACAGACAAGTCAGAGGAAGAAATTAAAAGCCTTATGACAAATGAGGGCGAATGGTTCACAGGTGAGGAAGCGGTAGAAGCGGGATTTTGCACCGCAGTAATGTTTACAGATGTGGACACAGAGGTAGAAAATGCGGAAAAGGTAATAGTAAATTCCGTACCTATCGGTTTGGAGAGATTCAGCACGATACCAAAAGGATTATTAGGCTACGCCAATAGCCATAATAATAACTATAAAACCAATGGAAAAAACAAGGAGGGCAATAACATGACATTGGAAGAGTTTAAAAAGAACCACCCGGACGTAGCCAATGCGTATAAAACCGAGATTTTGGCAGATACAAAAGACAACGCCGGAGCGAACACACAGGCAGCAGTAGATACAGAAAGGGCAAGAATCAAGGCGATTGATGAAATCACATTGCCGGGATTCGAGGATTTAGCGAATAAGGCAAAATATGAAGAGCCTGTAAGTGCGGAAGCGTTTGCAATGCAGATTGTAGCAGCACAGAAAAAAACAGGGCAGGCGTTTTTAAACGACCGTGAGGATGA